CAAATTGATACAGAAACTAGATCGAATATAATTGAAGAAAAGGGATATGAGACACCTGAACCTACACCATGTCATTCATATTCATCGTTAGATGATCCAGTATTTTTCATGGAAGGGCATTAATTCCATTTGCTGCGAGAGTCAGCTTGGCTACAGTCATAGCGGTGAGACCGACTGCAAGCTCGGGCCACTCTACCTTGAGTAAACGACCAGCTATTGTCATGGGCAGAATCCACGTGACGAGTTGGAGTTGTGCATAATTTACGAGATCTGGAGAAGGTAAAGCGGCTTGGACGCGTACAGGTTTGACGAGGCGCCTGTTAGTCCTTACCCTTGTTTGGAGGAATTTTGTAGGTGTTTTTTGGATGTAAATAGGTCTAGCGAGAGCTGCCATTTTTTAAATAGAAGATGTTATCTTTAATCTTCGTCATCTTTTTGAAAACTATAAATTATCATTACTGAGAAGGCGAGTAGAAGATTTATTAAAATGAGACCGGGTGGATGTCTCTTAATTTTAACCACGGGTTTACTTTTCTTATGTTTTGATGCACGTATTTTTACTACACGTGGTTTGGCAATAAATGTTGGTCGTAATAAACTCAACATACATTTTGATTGAATTTATCCTTTAAACACCTAAGTGAAGCAAGAATACATTGTTTTTATAAAACTTCCAATGTCTACTACCATGAACTCCCGTTCCATTACCGACTACATCCTCAAGCTTGAGAAGGAGAACCGCGATCAAGCGGAAACGATTCGCACCCTCACCTTCAACGAGATTGATCTCAAGAAGCAAATCCGAGACTTCAAGAAGAAATCTCCCGACTCCTATGAAGTGTCTCGAACCAAGATTGAGCAACTCAAGAAGTTATTCCGTGAGGCAAGTGAAGAGAAGGTCAATGCCCTCAATGAACTCAACGAGCTCAAGTACATGATGCGCATCTCTCCTTCGTACACTGACACAACAGCTCGTGTGACGAAGAAGTCTCCCAATCAAGGACTCGTTGAATATCTTCTGGAACTTGGAAACATGACCTCCGATTTCTATAAGACTGCCGCCTACGAGACAGCCGCTGAGATCATTGGAAACCTCCCTTACGAGGTTGAGAGTGGTGAGAGCCTACTCAACATCAAGGGTATTGGTAGAGGTATCGCTAACAAGATTGACATCTACATCGATGAACAAGATTCTGATTACGCCGAGTCTGATGTTTCGGACGAAGAGTCTGTTGCATCAGATGACGACGGCTCTTTTGTTTCAGAGACTGACGACGAGGACTACTTTGTCTCTTACAATACCGGTCTCGCTGATATGCTCTACGAATGCGCTGACAAGGCTGAAGACAACTTCAAGCGCAACGCATACACCAAGGCTGCTGATACCATCTATAATCTTTCTTACAAGATCACCAGTGGTAAAGATGCTATGAATCTCCGAGGTATTGGAAAATCCATCGCTAAAAAGATTGACGACGAGCTCAAGAACATGTCTTAAATAAAATTATATAGAATATCACTAGGTTGTAATGAATTTAACAAGTTATAATTATACATTTGAAAGTATACCGGCATTTCACTAGTGAATTTCATATCACTAATAAATCTATCATTTTTCGCAATATTTACACACATCACTTCTGTTATACCTCTTGAATGACACCTATTTACCATTAATTTGATAACTTCAGTGAGGTTAATATCTTCACCTATGAGTAATGTTATTTCAGCCCTTTTCATTTTTGAACCCCGAATAGAATTAATTGAATACGTTAAAACACCCTTTGGAACATCATCAACTTTAATTAACAGTGATTCATATACACCCGGTCTTGATGTAAATACGTATTTCATTTGTTCTGTGTCAAAAACTGGATAACATTTATACTTTACAGATTCATTCTGATACAGTTGTTTCATATAATCAAAGTCTTTATCGGTAGAAGGAATTAATGAATATGATTCATTCGTTTTGAGAGGTTTAGTTATATCGTATACACAATAACTCGTCTTACATATATTGTTAAATGGTAAAGGATTATCTTCTTTTTTGAAAATACATGTCTTGTACTTATCGTCACATGAGTTTTTCAACATGTTTGAAATAAGGACTGGTGCGTAGTTTTTATTTCTATGCTTTTCGTGAACAGACAACTTATCAACATAGTGGCTATGAATTAAATTGCCATTGAGATTAATAGTATGTGGTTTGGATAGAATGGTTCCTATTACGTTATTATGTTGTTGAATGGTTGTCATATTATTACTGTTTAAACCTGGGAAATCCAAAATCCATGAAACGTATTTATTATCGTATGTATACTCGTTTACAAAATGTTTATTAAGAAATCCGGGTAACATTTTTTGTAACGATGCATCCATTGGATCAACCGTGACAATTTCATTTGGAGATTTTACAGTGAGTGGTGACGGTATTGCTTCTGATATGATACCCTCGTACTTCATTACACCACGTGAAACGGGTTGATGATCCCAAAATTTATGTTTTTTTCTAAAAAAGAAATACCACGTAGCAAGTATTAACACTATAGCAAATATGATGTATCTCATGATTGAACAATAGAATAAATATTCACTAAAAAATCTCAGTATACAATAAATAATGGTTTCGTATGTATTAAATGTGGACAAGGTGGGTGATCTTAAGTTTGGTCGTAAGAAGTGCCGTCTTCATAAGAAGAGTGAAGTGGTAAAGGTTGCCAAGGATTATGGTATACCCACCCCTAATAAGAAGACTGTCAGTGAATTATGTGGAAGTTTAAAGAAGAAAATTCAAAAGGCTGAGCGAGTTTCGCGAGAGGAGGTGAAGAAAATTCTCGCCAATCAGAATAATATCCCCCTCGCCAAACTGTATCCAGAGGCTGCGAAGAAGCGTGCTGCCGCCAAGAAAAAGGCGCTTACACCCTCTATGAAGGCTGCTCTTAAAAAGAAGGCGGTGACCAATTTCATGAAGGGTATGGTAACCACGAATGCTAACATCAAAAAACTTCGGGAACTTAATGAAAAGCCTTCCAAGAAGGCTAAGTCTCTCACAAAGGACGAGGCGCGAAAAAGAATTAAGGCTATGAAGGGTCTCAGTGCTAATAACAAGTTTCTATTTGTGAACAAACTCAATCTCAATCAACAATCTCCCCGTCGTGTTGTTCGTATGGCTCGTGAAATGGCTCGTCTTCGGTAAATTGTTCCCAATTAGTTAGTCATAATGGATAATTCTCACCATCTTCATCAATTTCATTTTGGTTGAATGTCTCACTGATATCCACTTCCCCATATTGATCGTTCCAATCGGATAGATCGTTGTACTGTTTTTCTGTTGTATCGTATGTAGAGACACTATCTTCAATGAGCATACCCCGTATAGTCTCGTACAGAACTGAAGTGAGCGCAAACTTATACGCTAGGAATCCTACAAATGTAGCACCATAATCAAAGTCAAATGCGAATGGAGCATTATTCCACGATACTTCAAAAGCAGCCGCACCCAAAGGTGCTAAAAACTCCTTTTGAACTGTTGACGTTTCAAGTTTATCTACGCGATTAGATAGAAGACTAACATACGTATATGATGCTACAGCCCCAAGCATCGCAGATACACCTTGTTCAGCTCCGTGTGTAATGAAGTACGACGCACTCAAAGCAGAACCATAACCAGCTGTAGAATTCTTCAGAGTTTTTTTAAGACGCCCATAACTGGTAGGAGTTGGTTTATTGATCGCGTAAGTGAGGGACATTTATTGAAAATATCTCATAATCTTTATCTCCGTTAAAATTAACAATGCCCTGTCAAAACTGTAAAAAGAAATGTGGAGTCCCGATGGATTGTAAATATTGTGGGGGTGGATTTTGTATCAAATGTTTTCGTTTAGAAGTTCACAATTGTATAGGGATCAAAACAAAAAAAGAGGAACAACGTAAAGAACTCAAGGATAAACTGGCATATGAACCACCACCTAAATGCTTAAAGATTTAGGACTTAATATAAATATGTCGTCCGATGATCCTATACGAAACATAATGTCGTTGGTGGATGAGAACAGGGATAGTTTACCAGAGGGTACTTATCTCGAACTCTGTGATAACATCAAACGACTATACGCACTCGGTGGAGAAACTCAAAAGGTATATTTACTCAATCTCACAAATGATTACTTACAAGCTCTTGAAAAGGTTGAAACTTTACAACAGGAACTAGTTAACATGAAGCGAGAACTTCTAAGATCTAGAGTTTCTAGATTTGAAAATATATCTAGACCTATACGAGAACAACGGGGTCTTTTGGAAAATCTTTTAGGAAGTTTGGAACCCGCGACAATACAGTATGAGGCTATACCTCTTCCACCAAGAAATCAGTAAACTAAAATTCGGTGTACACAACACACCAAAGCTGAGATGTCCGAGTGGTCTAAGGAGGACGACTTAAGATCGTCTGTGCTATGCACGCGCGGGTTCGAACCCCGCTCTCAGCAATATGGGCTTGTAGTGAAACGGATATCACTCCAGACTTCTAATCTGGTATTCCGGGTTCGATTCCCGGCAAGTCTGCCAGCACTCATAGCTCAGGGGTAGAGCGCAAGCTTAGTAAGCTTGAGGTCAGGGGTTCGAAACCCCTTGAGTGCATTCTGAATTAAAGAAATAAATCTAATATACAAGTAGTATGCAGATATTTGTGAAAACACTCACCGGAAAAACCATCACTCTTGAGGTTGAGTCTTCCGATACAATTGATAACATCAAGGCTAAGATTCAAGATAAGGAGGGTATTCCTCCCGATCAGCAGCGTCTTATTTTCGCGGGTAAGCAGTTGGAGGATGGTCGCACTCTAGCGGATTATAATGTTCAAAAGGAGTCTACGCTTCACCTTGTTCTCCGTCTCCGTGGTGGTGCTAAGGAGAAAGAAAAGCCTAAACGTAAGCCTAATGCCTACATGAATTTTGTTAAGAAAATGCGACCCACTGTGGTAAAGGATTACCCAGATCTAACTTTCACTGAGATTGGTGCGAAGTTGGGTGAGTTGTGGAGGGCTCTCACGGACGACGAAAAGAAGAAGTATGTGAAAGCTTAAGGATTTGAGTTTATAAGTGAATAGATGCCTCTCGGGGTCAAGAAGCTTTGTTACGATGCTCGTTTGCCTACTCGTGGTTCTGATGGTGCTGTGGGATATGATTTATATAGCTCCGAAGCTGCGACTGTACCGTGTCAGGCGGGGCGAGCTTTAGTCGGGACTGGTATTGCTCTCTCCATACCTGATGGTCTATATGGTCGAGTAGCCCCTCGTTCTGGTCTAGCTGTGAAGCATTGTATCAATGTCGGTGCGGGTGTTATTGATCCCGATTACACCGGTGAAGTCAAGGTCGTCCTATTTAATCATGGCACGGAAGACTTTGAAATCAAGAAGGGTGATCGTATCGCTCAACTTATTTTGGAAAGGTGTGATACACCTATGATTAAGGAAATTGGTCTACTTGAAGAGACACTCAGGGGTGATGGGGGTTTCGGATCTACGGGTCAGTAAACCATAAATCTTCAGCTCTAGGCATAAAAAGTATACCATGACTCATAGTCATAGATAATTTGGCTTTATTGACATTCGGGTAAGACCATAATATCCACCTCTCCCAATATTCGGCCCGGAAGAAATCTTCCCAATCCTCTTTAGAACTTTCCCTGATTTTCAACATTTCTTTCTGTATCTCATACGGATTCGTCTCTATTCGCAGCTCCTTAGGAACGATAGCACCTTTCCTAAGAAGTTGTGCACGCATAAGTCTTGGATTACCATGATCTGGATAATGCTGAAAACCCTTCTCACCAAAATCGATACTGCGTTTATTTGGTAACGTTACTCTATATTTATGTGTGATGGTAGGACTTGGTTGTAATACGACGTGCATTAATAGAATATAAGGAAAAAAATATAAGAATAGTTATGCTTGAATATACATCACTCGATGGTACCATCATACGGGTGGGTGAAAATGCGAAAGAGAATGATAGACTCACAATATCAAGTGCACCGAAATACTGGTGGATGCATGTAGCTGGATACTCTGGTGCTCACGTAGTTATATGTAATGAAAGTAATCCGTTACCAAAGGAGACTCGTAAAGATGCTACTGTACTCGCCATACATCATAGTAATGCACCAGATACTAAGATGTCTTGCGTTGACATGGTTCGTGTAGAACAAACAGTTTGGGTGAGACAGGCGGGTAAAGTTAAATTAGAAGGAGATCTAGTGGAACTTTCAATTTTTATGAGAAGAGAGAAGGAACGCCTCGAGAGACTATTAAAAAATCGTCGTTATATTAAATGAAACTAGCTCCTCTAGGCGTTTTCTATATATACGTACTTCGTAAACTCTATAATTTGGGTAAGAAGAAACGTTTGGCTCCCTGGATCTAAAAAATTTAACATAATTTCTTCTGCACTCTCCGCCTTCGTTCATCGAGCTCTTGGGCTTCGTTGTAACGCCCCGCGAGTTTGATCCTTCGCTTCGTTTCCGCCTGCATCCCATATAAACTGAAACCTTTCCGCAGACGCTTAAAAGCGTTATCAACGGTTTTATCGGTTATATTTACCCGTTGAATCTTATATTCCTGTATCTCCTTTTCCACTGTAACGACTCTTTTTTCCGCCTCCTTCAACTTGTTCGTGAGGTCATCTACAGTGGCTTGAAGATTGGAGACGTGCGATTTTTGCTTCTTCATCTTCAAATCACTAATCTCACTTTTACGAGATCTGAGTTCATTCCGCTCCTGTTCGAGAGCCTTGATTATGACCCGTTGCTTCTTGATCTTAACATTGCGTGTGTGGAGTTTCTTCTTGACAACCCTGTCAATTTCAGGTCCAAGATCGATCGTGAACTTGGACGCTTTTCGGGGACGTGAAGATGATTTTACCATTTTACTTAAATTTTACTATTGAAACTTTAACTTAGGCACTTTAGTTTCCGAAAGCGACACCGCCCATACCATTCTTTACACGTAAAATATTGTAATTTACGGCGTACGCGCGAACCATGTTACCGTTCCTGGTGCCAGTACCCGCGAGGGATAACTTGGCAGTATCAATTCGGCTGAAATTTAGGGTTCCAGTTGGCTGGGACTTGTTCATAGTGATGCAGAAAGGCCAAGTGAAGGTGGATACAGTGCTGAGAGCATCTTGGGGGAGAACAGAGCAGTGCATCTCTGGGACAACGTTGTGGTGGAAGGCGGCGGACATATTCTCAAAGAGAGGTGTACCGTTAATGTAGAGAGTGGCGGTATCGAAAGTCCAGTTAGTAGACCACTTGTTGGTATCAGCCTCCGAAGAAACAACGTGGACAGCCTTGACTGGGTGGTTGAAGTAGGTAAGATCAACCTCGGTATCCGCGGCACTCATGAGTTGGTGTTGAGTTTGGGTGAAGAGAATCTCGTGCTCATTGTTGGCGAAGAAATCACGTTCGGGGGTATCAAGGTACACATACGTACCAAATACCTTGACGTTGCTGGGAGCAAACGTACCATTCCTGCACTTCACCCTGATCTCCACATCGTGATATTGTAATCCGACTAATGGGAGAGACTTAGTCCAGTCGTCCGAGAAGAAGAATGGGAGAACGTAATGGTTCGCTGAAGTAGACGAACCTAACGCATTTTGGGGACACTCATCAAGGGTCAAAGCACAAGAAGCCTTGGCTTGAGTATCCTTGTACAAAAGGTTATGGACACCCTGGATGTAGAGGGCATCAATCTGGGAAACCTTTTGGCCACCAATCCAAAGCTGGAACTCAGTGGTGGTGGAATCATCCTTGTCGAAGAAACCGGTATCGGCGTTACCAACGCCACCGATGTTCTCAGCCTCAATCCACACATAACTCAAGAGATCACCCTTTGTCTTGATGGGAATGGTAACCTCATTACCGCTACCGAAGGTACCGATGTAGTCGAGCCTCTCTGGCTTGATTGCGAAGTTGGTATACCTCTTATAATTTTGTCTAAAAAACGACACCTCGGGCTGACCAGTGATGTAGACGTCCTGGACACCCACCGACACGAGGTCAATTAAAGCAGCTGACATTTATTAGTAAACGATATTAAAATTTTAGCTCAATGTATACATATCGGGATGGGTGTTGAATTTCAAGCACTCACATGGGAAACAGTCGACACGGATGAGGAGCATTTAGTGAGTATTTTTGGTAAGACTGAGAATGGTAAATCTATTTGTGTAACAACTGCGTTTACACCATACTTCTTCGTCAAGCTTCCTGAACATGTCACGCAACAAAAAGTCCAAGAAATCTACCGAGTTCTGGACAAAAAGAGTCCCAATTGTCTGGTTTCGTATTCTATTATGAGGTCTAAGGATGTTTGGGGTTTTCAAAATAATAAGGAATTTTCCTATATGAAATTGGATTTCAAAAATTTAGCGAGCCGGCGTCGTGTTGATTATATGTTGAAGAATCCTATTCAATTCTCCTATGGTACTGAAAGATTCAAAGTTTTTGAGTCTAATATTGATCCCGTACTTCGTTTGATGCATAGAACAGGTATCCAATCAACTGGTTGGTTAAACTCTGGTGATAATTGTGTTCGCACACACTTGGCCAAGGTGAATATTGATCTTTTCTGTAATGACTGGAAAACCCTAAAGCCCGTCGCACGCGATGACATTGCTCCATTTGTTGTGGCATCGGTTGATATTGAGTGTAACAGTTCTACTGGTAAATTCCCGGATCCAGACGTAAGAGGTGACGCGTGTTTCCAAATTGCTATTTCTTTGTGTAAATTTGGTAACGATGAACCCTACGATAAAACGTGCCTTTGCTACAAGAAAACTGATACAAACTTAGAAGGTTCTACTATTATTAGTTTTGATACGGAAAGGGAGATGCTCGAGGCATTTCAGAAGTATATACACGAGAAAGATGTAGACATCATTACTGGATGGAATATTTTTGGTTTTGATCTTAACTACATTTATACAAGGGCGTTTATTACTGGTTGTAACCCTGAATTTTTCAAGATGGGTAAATTGAAATCACAGACATGTGAGATTTCCATCAAGAAGTTGAGTTCAAGTGCTTTGGGTGATAATGTACTGAAGCTCCTCCCAATGAGTGGTCGTTTCATTTTTGATTTGTTCCATGAGGTAAAGAAGGGGTACAAACTTGACAGTTACAAACTCAATGAAGTTTCCAAGCTCTATCTTGGAGATCAAAAGATTGACATGGCTCCAAAGGAAATGTTTGCTCGGTATCTAGAAGGTGATCCCGTGAAACTACGAGAAGTTGCAGAGTACTGTATCAAGGATACACTGTTGCCACATAGACTCATGAAGAAGATGTGTATCCTACTCAATCTCCTTGAGATGGCTAAAGCTACATGGGTACCACTTTGCTTCCTCGTAGAACGGGGGCAGCAGATTAAGGTATTCTCCCAACTTACAAAGAAGGCTCGTGAAATGGGATTTATGGTTCCAACGATTCGCTGGGGACAGTTACCTGAGGAACAATACGAGGGAGCAACGGTTCTGGAAGCCCAAAAGGGTGCGTATTACACACCTATCACTGCCCTAGATTTTGAGGCTCTGTACCCAAGTATCATGATGGCTCACAACCTCTGTTACTCCTCATATGTCATGAATGAGAAGGACTATGGCAACATACCTGGTATTGAATATGAAACGTTCAAGATTGGTGCAAAGACTTACAAGTTTGCACAAGATGTTCCTAGCCTCTTACCGGCTATCCTTCTAGAGCTTAAGCAGTTCCGTAAAAAGGCTAAGAAGGATATGGCAGCTGCGACAGGTTATATGAAGGAGGTCTATAATGGTAAACAGTTGGCCTACAAAATTAGTATGAACTCAGTCTACGGGTTTACAGGAGCTGGTAAGGGTATTCTTCCGTGTGTACCTATTGCGTCTACTACAACATTTAGGGGTCGCGCAATGATTGAAGAGACTAAGAATTACGTTGAGAAAAACTTCCCAGGTTCAAAAGTGAGATATGGCGACACGGATTCAGTCATGGTTGAATTTGATGTGGGTGACCGTAAGGGTGAGGAAGCTGTTAAGTACAGCTGGGAGATTGGTGAGAGAGCTGCCGAAGAGTGCTCAGCTCTTTTCAAGAAGCCTAACAATCTTGAATTGGAAAAGGTGTATTGGCCTTATTTCCTGTACTCAAAGAAACGTTACGCTGCCAAATTGTGGACGAAGGGAAAAGATGACCAGATGCATATGGACTACATTGATATTAAGGGACTCCAAGTTGTTCGTAGAGATAATACACCCCACGTTAGGGAGGTGTGTAAGGAACTCCTAGATGTTGTACTAACCTCCAGTGATACGGGACCACCAAAAGAGCTTGCGAAAGAGCGCGCAATTGAACTCCTTTCTGGTGATGTATCTAATGAAAAATTAGTTTTGAGTCAATCCCTATCGGATAGTTACAAGGTTGCCGGACAATCTGTATCTATAACAAGTCCCGAGAGCTGTAATATAAATCAAGCACATGTGCAGGTTGTTAATAAGATGAGGCAACGTAAACCCGGGTCTGAGCCACAATCCGGTGACCGTGTTCCATATCTACTCGTAAACACGGGTGACCCTAAAGCTAAGGCTTTCGAAAAATCCGAGGATCCAAAATACGTTGAAGAGCAAAACCTCCCAGTTGATTATAAATATTACTTCATCAATAAATTTTTAAATCCTGTGTGTGATCTACTTGATCCACTATTCGATAACACGAAGCAGGAAATATTTGGTGAGTTGATTACCCAATGTAAGCCACCACCAAAGAAGCGTGAACCTGCCCTCAGCACTATGAAGAAGACTGATCTCATCGAGGAATGTAAAAGACTTGGTCTAGATTTTGAAGGTAAAATCACGGATCTAAAAGATCGTATAAAAAATGCTCGTGTTCAACGAGAAGAAAGTGTTGAAGACATATTTAAAAAATACGAACAAGAAACAGATAAGTCATGAGTCTTAATGAAAAAATCTCCGATTTGTTAGAAGAAGAATTGAAGTTGCGTATGGATCTTTTATTGACTGAGTATGCGGAAACGATATCTAGAAAATACCAGATTTCATTACAGCTACTTCTAAAAGATATCCCATGTGTTTCTGTAACAAGTACATGTATGGGAACAAAACCGGATGGTTCTAGGTGTACTTTCAAGGGTATTCATAATGGGTATTGTGGGAAGCATCAAAAACAAGGCGAAAAAATTAAACAGAGATTTCATGAGACTTTCAATGGTCATACCCATGGTCCAGGTCTTAGAAATGTTGCAGGGTGTCCAGCGTGTGAAAGATCTTTTTCAACGAATAGGCTTATAGATTTAGATTCATTATTAAATAATGAGTAAATCCGATATTCTGCTAACATCAATAAACAACTTTTACCGCGAAGAAGACAACCGATCCAAGTTATTGAATATACTAGACAAAACAAGTGGCATTTCATTGAGAAATCTCGAATGGTTTATCACTAATTACGCTAAGAAGAATCACACATCCTACAAAACGAGTGATGGAAAAATATTCACTGTACACTATGCTTATAAATCCAGCTTAGATGGGTACTCGAAAAAGCTTTTCGATCCATTTTGTAGATCTCAAAAATTTCCTTATTCAGTGCCAGGTACATCTCATGAAATTCATACGACTTTAGCACAGCTAAATTTCATCAAATGGTGTATCAAGAATAAGATTATAGATTATATCAGGGATCATAGGAGTTCCTTGTTTAATAAGCAACAGGTTGTATCCGCCCCTCTTCAAATATAAATGTTTGATAGCCGGTATAATACATGTGGAGAGCATACGTATTTGACGATGTATCCACCTTGGTAGTATCTAGATTCACTTCAATATTTGTTTTATCGGATTGAATCTGACTAAAATCCAAGTTCCCCGATGGCTCCACATTGATCGGATTCATCGAGAAACTGTATGTATAGATATTCCTAATAGGTCTAGATAATCTAGATCTGTAAGGAATTAGATATTTGAAATAGTTGTGATTAGTATTTGTGACATTTGGCATTTTAGTTCCATTAATGTAAAAACTCGCATCTTTCATAATGGGGTTGAAAAAAGTTAACTGATCATCAAAGCTGACGTTAGATGAAAAGTTGAAACGATTTTGACATAAATAAAGTTCTTCGTCATTTGTGGGAAGATCAAAAACTTGTGTTTGTCCCACGTTATTATTGAAGGTGGGAGAACCCACAACTAATCTTAAACCTTCATCCGACATGGACATGGAGCCACCACTCCCATTTCCACCCATATCACGGTGTAATCGATCCCAAGCAGGTACATTGGATACCTGTGAATAATTATAGGCTCTTGAGCGATTTGCGGTTGGTGTACCTACAGCAACACGTGTACCTGTGTTTGAAATAGACACCGACGTTCCAGATTGTTCATCTACAACTGTTCCATTGATGTTTGGTCCAATTTGTATCCACGCACTACTAGCTGTGTGATAGAAGAACACACGCGCATGTCCAGCATTAGATCCACCGGTATCATTTTTTGGTGCACCACCAATTAGATAAAGACCGTTTTTAGAAAGATCCACCGATGTTCCAAATTCGTCACCTGTCGCAGAACCATCTAAATCAACACCTCGTTGTACCCAAGCCGTTCCATTGTATACAAAAGCCCTAATATGTCCTTTACTTGACTGATGACCAGGTGCACCCACAGCTACTACACTATCATTACCACCACTCGTGACAGGATCTGAGAGAGATACAGTTGATCCAAATTTATCACCACCACCAACACCATCTATATTCGAACCAGTTTGTTGCCAACCGGGACCAACCGTGTATGTCCAAATCTGTACACGTCCTCTATTAGTAAAACCAACCTCGGTAAATTCTGGAGCACCTACTGCAACTCGAGTACCATTACTGGATAAAGAGACTGAAGTTCCAAATTTTTCACCAGCAGTTCCTCCATCAATGTCACTCCCTAATGGACCCCAAGCTGTTCCATTGTATTGGTAGACTCGGACATATCCTTTACTACTGTCATGAATTGGTGCTCCCACAGCAAGGGCTGTACCTGTGTTAGATAAAGAAACAGTTGTTCCGAATAAGTCTCCGTCACCTGCGCCAATAAGATCGGTACCTAATTGGGTCCAAGTTCCTGAAATAAGTTTGAATACCCTAACACGACCCTTATTTTGATTGACGTTATCTGGAAATCCATTGTTATCTTCATCAACTTGTAATTCATACTTGGGTTCACCTATGGCTATAGTAGTGCCATCGGGTGACAGAGCCACTGAGTACCCCGAATCATCGTTTGCGTTAGTGCCAATAATATTAGCACCTATCTGCTTAGGTTCGAGGGCCACACTCTCATCCACGTTCTCAAACTTGGTATTTCTCAAAAACCAATGAAGACACTTCACAGGGATGTTTGGAACCAAGTTTGTACGAATCGCATTTTTACCAAGTTCACTCACGGTTGTTGGATGTTTACGAACTAAATCAGTTACAACAACTTGTCTTTCATGACTGAGATAATTCCTCTCTTCGGGGCTCACTGTGATTTCCTCAGTAATAAGTTTGAAATCATCAAGAATGAGGGTATCTAATGTATCTGTGAAGAAAGATTGTTTATGAAACTCTAGTACAAATTCAATTTTCTGTTTATGTACGGCACATGTAGGGAAGTAGGGTCTATTTGGTTTATTAGTTGTGTACTCATCACTCGCGTATTTACGAGCAAAGAAGAACTGCATAGGTATCATTAGATCTGTCTCAAGTCTAGAGACTGAGTCTGTTATAGTAGAGTCATCAAAACCAATACTTCTGTTTACAAGAAATCTATTTGCTACTTTTTCAGACATTTCTAAATAAAGTTCATCGTATATAATTCCCCAATCACTCTCAATCTTTTCCAACTCTGTGTCATCCACGAACATCGTTACACTTTTGAGAATATGTCTCCCCAACTGATCCGCGTAGTTTCCATTTGTGACCTTAGGCATTTTTATGCTCAACCACATATTACTAAGCAAGTCGCCCATATTTTGAGGGTTAAACTGAACCTTTATGGTTTGCCCAAAAGGCCAATTAGGGATCTGCCCCGAATTGATTACATTCTTACTCCTGTGATATTTCCGAAAGTCAGAATGCCTTCTTGTAGTATTCGGGTTGAAGAACGACTCCGCTGGATCCTTGCAAAGCAAGTACGTGTCTTGCTTTCCAATAGCTTTAAGTGAAATTTTTGCCGCTTCACCCATACTTATCTATTGTCTACATATTTTTAATATCATCTTTCCACATTGTCATAGGAGAAGTAGACTTCATAATCTGGAGTTCTGTTTTTGCTTGTTTGGACTGTGCCAAAAGCTCTCTGACACTCTCATCTGTGTACTGAACTGTCTTGATGTTTAGAAGGTAGTCATAGCTTCCATTTACTTCTGGGAACAGATCAGATAATTGGTTCTCAAGATCCTGCTTTTTACGACGGAAGACCACAATGTCTCCATTGATGACCATAGACACAAAGCGAGACTTGTAGTCACACATCTTAGATTTAGCCTCAAGAACCTTGATTAGGTACTCTTTCCGCTTATCATAATAGTCACGACGAAGGGTGATAAAGTCCATTAGGATCTCTTCAGGTGTCTCATACTTATGAATACCTTTGGTGGGATGGAATAAATGCATATTGCTTGTACGAAAAGTCTTTTGAAGTTTAAGATCCTTAATAGCATCTTTGCCATTGTAGTCTTGGATCAAGAAATCCACATTCTCAGTTGTACTGTTATTTGTGAAACCACTGATGATTTTCTTTTCAACGAGGGTATCCAGATGTTCTTTGTAGTCTTGTGTCCAGCGTCCCGGTGGTAGCTCAGTCACCTTAACCGTCCTTCCAATGACTGTCCATACACCCTGGGTCATCCATGAATCATCATCTTGTTCAAAAACTTTTCCCTTGAAACCCCTGAACCAAGGTTTCATCCTTTTGATAGGATTGCCATCAAGGAAGTTGAGGATATTGTTCCGAATATCTCTGGGGTTAAATGGAGGTACATAGCAACTGAAACCAGTGCCAATACCCTCACTTCCATTCACCAAAATCATAGGTAGAGTAGGCATATAGAACTCGGGCTCAATCGAGCGACCATCATCGTCTAGATATGTTAGAATCGCATCATCTCGAGGATCAAATACATTCCTTGCTTCGGGCGTCAGTCGTGTGAAGATATATCTCGTCTGGCTAGCATCCTTTCCACCCATCAACCTGGTTCCAAACTGACCACAAGGTTCTAGGAGATTCAAATTGTTGGAGCCCGTGTAATCATTCGCCAATTTTACGATTGTATCAGCGAGAGATACTTCACCGTGGTGATAGGCACTCTTCTCAGCCACGTATGCGGCCAATTGAGCTACTTTCATCTCCGCAGTCAAATTCCTTTGAAAACAAGAATACATTACCTTACGTTGTGAAGGTTTGAGTCCATCACAAACATGGGCAATAGAACGCTTCAAATCAGCGAGTGAGAAATTCACTAGATCTTTGTGAACAAAGTCTGTGATAGCCAGTTGTTTCACATTACCATAAGAAACCTCCAGCTCCTTGGGGTCTTTTGCTGTGCTTTCAAGAAGCCACGTCTTACGGTCATCAGCCTTCTTCTTGTCAAATGCCAAGGTAATAGATTTATCAGACATTACATCTGTATTAAACTTGACGGTAAGGTCTTCTATCTTCTTGAAGTACTCCCTAGCCTCCGCAGAAGTTGAGGTACCCAAACCCTTGTAGTACTTGATACGCCAACCAGATTGTCCATTTCCATACCATGTACGAAATGCGGAGTCTGTATAGAAGGATTTACTTTGATTACCCCTAGAAGCCTTGATGATGGGTGTGACCATTGAAACAACAAATCCCAATTTGAGGAGACTGGGCCAGAAATAGTCAATCATGTTTAGGATCAGACCCTTGATATGTGAACCGTCGTTATCTGCGTCTGTCATGATCATGAGACGACCATAGCGAAGCTCGGATACATCTTTGTAGTCCTTTCCCTGTTGGAGACCCAAAATCTTCTTGAGGTCATTGAACTCCTGGTTCCCTGTAAGCTGTGCGACAGATGCATCTCTGACATTTTTACACTTCCCTCGAAGCGGGAAGACACCGTAGTGGTCTCTACCAACAACTGAGAGGCCAGCGACGGC